TAATCTTTCTCAGATACTGGGATCCATGTTTCAAGGTTGAATTCTGATTCGAACATAACATAATATTCGCTACTTGCTACATGATTGATCATCTTTACGTTTACGATCTCAGGTTCATTCATTCTAATCATTCTATGCACTCTCCCGTATTTTAGATTATAGCAGGGTACTTCACGGGGTACCCTGCTATTAAATTTTAGCGATAACTATAAATATGACCGCTATTTATCGCGCCGACTAATTCGCTATTTCCATCTAATGCATCCATAGCAATTAATAAATCATCGAGATAATAAAAAGTGTAAAGCTCTTCATACAATTCTAACGTTGAAATAAATTCCCATGTTTTTTCATTCATGAAGCGGTCGTTATCAATTCTATGATAGCAAATGTAACGAGTACTGTGCACGTCTGAAATCCATACACGCACAAAATTGCTTAATCGAATCATTTTCAAAATATCCATGAAATCATCTCCTATATTTTAGTAGCTATTCCGTGAACATAGCTCTATTAATATGCTATCAAATTGCATGTAATATGTAAAGCGAATACTGATAAATATTTTTTATCGGGTTATAAATTTTATTTATCAATGCAATAAAATAGTATCGATAGATACGATTGACTATGAAAAGGAACATGTGTTCGGCTGGTCTGAGGGTTAGGGCTTTTCTAACCCGCAAGCCAATGTTTACACATGTGACAAAGGTTCATAGTCAATCGCTTGCTATTTTATGCATTGATGTTTTTTTTTGTTTGTGTTTTTTGGTCTGTCATTTTTCCATTTTTTGACTTTATTTTTTGATGGGTGTAGGCTTGAAAATCTTCTGACCTTGACCTATGCCCTATGCCTGAAAAACTTTTAAACCTGCAACTCCCCCATCTCTCCTCTCCTATTCCCATATTTACTGTATAACGCTTATGTGTTATAGTAGATTTGGGGTGAAAATAGCCAAATGTTGAGAAAAATGATACAAAATTACGAAAAATTTAACGATTTTACTAGAGAAAAGCAAGAAATAACGATGGCACTAGCCCAAAAATTCGAAGAAAATCCAACCGCCCTTTATTATTCTCCAGTTGAACTTCGAGCTCAGCTAGGGTTAGGAAACCTAGACCAATGGCAAGACTTCCTTAATCTCGAGCCTGTACGCTCATATATTAAGGCTCAGATGGGTTTCCATGCTCAGATAGCTCAACGTAAGGCTTTCCATTCTCTCGAGCGAGAAGCCATAGGAGGGGACGTACAAGCGGCACGGCAAATCAACGAACTATCTGGTATCTTAGCTAACGCTGACCAAAACCGTATTATCGTCCTACACCAAATCGAAAGGAGCAACCAACATGGCGATGAATGAACCGCAAGCTCGACCACAACCAAACGTAAAACAAAGTGTATTACTTCTTTTAGCTCTATTGGATGACGTTACACAACGCACGAACCTTAATCTTCCAGTTCAAGTACAAGCAATTCAAGGAATCTCTCAATCTGTAAAAGTATTGTCAGATATCATAGACCGACCAGATCAAGGCGAACGGATTATGAATCTAATCGCAAAGTCGAACCCACAAGCTATGTCCCAAGTCGGACAGATGGGTCAAAGCCGAACACCAGATCAGACACCGCAAACAACAGATAATCTGCAACAGACAACACCGCAACCTAGACCATGAAGTGTCTACACTGTTACACCGCAGAGATGAAGAAGCCAGAGAACCAACACCCAGCTTACGTAGAATGCCCAAACTGTGGAGCTATCGAGCTTTTATATAAGCCGCAAGAGTATCAAAGGTCAGCACATACCGTTCCATACCAGAAAAACAAAGACGGCTCTTTGAAAATTCAGATTGTGGGTTTCTTCGGAGGATTCGGCTCAGGAAAATCTAAGGCATCTCTCCAAGAAGTGTTTATGCGAGCGTTAGAGAATCCAAGAGGAACAGGACTTCTCACCGCACCCACACTTCAACAGTTGAAACGGACGACCCTCAAAACGTTCTTTAATGAAGTCTGTCCACCACCGTTGATAGAACGTTATAACAAAGCAGACGGGGAAATCGAACTGAAGAACGGGTTTGTGTTCTATACGATTCCTTCAGATGACGAAGAAAAGCTACGCTCTATCAACGCAGGTATCATTCATATGGAAGAAGCGAGCGGCATCAAGTTGTCCATCTACGAACAGTTACTGAATCGTATGAGGGACTTCAACGTGAAGAATAAGATGTTTGCTGTGTGTTCTAACCCAGATATGGGATGGATTAAAGATGTGTTCGTGGATAACGAAAAACGAAAAGATCCGAACCATCCAGAACACAATCTGTACAATCCGTACATAAACGCGTTGGTTTGGGAAACAGCACTCAACAAACACCTTCCACCAGACTTTATCGAGGTGAATAGCCGCGGTAAACCAGACTGGTGGATACAGCGATATCTGAAAGGTAGCTTCGAACATTCGGAAGGGATGGTTTATCCTAACGTTTCGAAGACGTTCGTAGACCCGTTCAATATACCAAGCCACTGGGAAAAGTTTGTTACACTCGACCACGGTCTAAGGAACCCAACAGCAGTATTGTTCGGAACGATAGATAAGGATAAAGGTATCGTCTATATCTATGACGAGTATTACAAAGCCAATACCCTAGTTCCAGAGCATGCCAAGGAACTTAAACCTAAAATAGAAAAGATACCCCACGGTAGACTACGGTTTATGGTAGGCGACCCTTCGATTCGAAACAAAACAGACCCGATTAACGGAAAGTCGGTACAGGCATTGTATCAGGAATACGGACTTTTCTTTACAGAGGGGAACAACAACATCGAAGCAGGGATATTACGAGTAAACAGTTACATCGAACGTGGAAGATTGAAGATATTCAATAATTGTATAAACTTGCGTAAAGAGATTATCAACTACAAGTTTCCAGAACTAAAAACGGATAACTACAACAAGAACCTTGACGAGAAGCCTGTTAAAGCAAACGACCACGCTTGCGATTCTCTTAGGTACGGGATGATGCGATTACCAGAAGACCCTGATATGTTAGCAAACGATTCGTACAACCCACCTAAGCGTGTCACACAAGACGAGCCAGAGTACGAATACGAGGACTTCTCAGGTCGTGGATTTTTATCTTTTGTATAAGGAGAAAACTATGTCAAAACTTTATCCACACGCAATCTATTATACAGATGGAAGTTACATGATTTACGATTTTAACGCGTCTGATGTAAAATCTATTGTTAAGCATTTACAGACCGAAGATAAAGGATTTTTAGAACTAAGCGTGGGGTTCCTTACATTTAAAGAAGTTCGTGCCATTATTAAACAGAAAGAAAAGGAAGAAGAACCGACAGAAGCAGAAGACGTAGACCCAGAGTTGTCTTTTAGCGTTCGGTCGTACTTGAATCAATTGCGAGGAGTGGAAAGATATTGAGAAACGACCAACAGATTGTCCAAAAGCTCTACCAACGTTTCCGTAAAGCTCAAACAGCGGTACAGAATAAACAGATGTTGTGGGCAGAGATGGATATGTTTGACCGAGGGGAACAATGGAAGAACGAATCCATTCCACCTTGGATTCCAAAACCGATTACAAACTACATTAGATACGTTCGTACATTAAAAAGAGCAAATCTAGCGTCTGCTATCCCACGCCCTACGTTTACAGCTTTAGTTCCAGAGTTTAAAGAGCAAATCTCTAAGCTACAAAAAGCTCACGACCACGTATGGGAAACACAGAAAGTAGCTCGAGATGTGCGAGAGTGCATCGACAGAGCGTTGCTACAAGGTACCGCTATTGCGTACATCTACAATGACGACTACTTCTATGGTGGACAATATTTCGGGGAGAGTGACCCACGCAATCGCTTGTACCAAGGCAAGATTTGTGTCAAGCGTTATCCTTTAGTTAACTTCTTTCCAGACCCTGATGCCTACGAACTAGACGAGTGTAAGTGGATTGAGTGCACAGAACTCATGCCTTTAGCTAAAATCAAAACAAATAAGGTATTTAAGGACTATGTTATCGAAACATACGGCAAAAACAAGCTAGATATGCTTGTAAGCACCGAGTTAGAGTTCGATTCAAGTGCTAATGGAACCATTTTTGATCGTGATTCACCACCTGATACGTCTACACAGAACATCGTAGGTGATGAAATGGCAACCGTGCACATTCATTGGGAGCGATTTGTGAACGATGACGGTCGTATGCAGTTAGATGTTACCTATTACCTGCGAAATACCGACTTTTTCCTCTTAAAAATTGAAGATATGCAACCTAATGAGTATCCGTTTGCTATCTTGTATGACGAAAAAGAAGAAAACGACTTCCACGGAACGTCTATGACGCAACAAATCCTTGAAAATCAAAAGGTCATTAACAAATTAGACCAGATTGTGTCGATTATTGGTACCTTGCATCAAAATCCGCAGAAGATTGTGTCCAGAGAATCGGGTATTAACGCTCAAGAACTCGCTCGGACAGGCACATTGCCCGGGAAAGTATGGACAACCAATGCAGATGTGTCAGGTTCTATTTTTAATGTACAACCTCCTGAGATTCCAATGGGTGCAATGCAATTAAAAGAACGAATGGTACAAGATATTCGTGATATTGCAGGTATCAACGAAGCGTATACAGGTCAGTCTGTAGGCTCACTTACGACTTCTACAGGTGTAAACAGTTTGATCGAACGAGCTACCATTCGAGATAAAGATAAAATGATTCAGATAGACGCTTTTGTTGAAAGAATCAGTCATTTGATTGTATTGAATATACTTTATAAGTGGAAAGATATGCGACCAATTACAACAACAGCACCAAATGGAGAACCTAGTTTCGATATGTACCAACCTGTTGACGAAATCACTGCATCTAACTTAGAATGGATAGTGAAGTCAGATGTGTATGCTAGAGCACCAATTACCCAAGCATCTAAACGACAACAAGCCGATGCTCTCATCCAGATGCAAGGTCAATTTAATTATAACCCACCACTTATCACACCTGAAGAATGGATTCAATTCCAAGAATTTGAAATTCGAGAAGATATTTTGTATCGTATGGAGCAAGACCGTATTACGATGCAACAAAACGAAGCTCAAGACTTGGCTGGAATTGTGTCACAACTAGTTCAGCAAGCAACCCAAGGTATGGCTCAAGGTATGCCAGCAGAAGAAGTTCAAGCCATGATTCAACAATCCGCTCAAGAAATCGTTCAACAACGCCAGACTGAAGAAATGCGTAATGGTAGCCGACCTAGAGATGCCGCACAAGCACCACAGGCTCCACAAGGTACAACAGGTGCCTTAGCAATGCAAAATATGGCGAGGGGGATTTAATTTGAAATCAAAACCATCTACTCAAGCAATGAAAAGCCAAATGCAAGCAATGAGGCGTCAAATGGAACTTCGACAGTCTATGCCTACTTCAAAGCCAGAACGAGCGATGGCAAAAGCAAAGAAAGCCATGAAGGGTAAGTATTAATATGAAATCTCCTGCATGGCAACGCTCCGAGGGTAAAAATCCTAAAGGTGGCTTGAATGCGAAGGGCAGGGCAAGTTATAATAAGGCTACAGGGGGAAACTTAAAGCCCCCTGTTTCCCGTGAAGAAGCCCAAAGCTCTCCTAAAAGTGCCGCTAGACGCAAGTCCTTCTGTGCTAGAATGTCAGGCATGAAGGCAAAAAATACATCATCTAAAACAGCCAATGACCCAAATTCTCGTATTAACAAATCTCTAAGAAAGTGGGATTGTTAATGGACAAGATTCGGAAAGTAATGAAAGAGTTCAAAAAAGGCGAACTCAATATCGGCAAAAGTAAGAAAAAAGTAAAAAGTCGCAAGCAAGCAATTGCTATCGCATTATCAGAACAACGAAAGAGGGGGAAATAATATGGTATCGATGCCAACAGGTGGTAAGTATTCGGATAACTACATTCAAAACGCAAACATGGAAAAGATGGTATCTAATAAGGGCGGCGGTAAGGTAATCAATCCTTGCGGTTACGGCTCGAAGAAATAATGAGGTGATTTTATGGCTATGCAAGACCCATTTGAGCCATTTAAAAAAATGATGTCCCAGTATTACGGTAACCCAACTAAACAAGATTTAAAGGACACTTTGAAAAAATTACCAAAAGAAAAAAGAGTAAAAGATTTAATAAAAGCCGCTGAAATAACTTCTTACTTTATACCAACTGGTGCTGGTGTAGGCGTGGGAGCTAAAGCGGCTACTAAAGCTCCACAAGTTGTAAAAGCTTTAAAAGCAGTTCCAGATTTACCAAAACCTGCAAAGCGAGAACTTGACCCAGCTTTGTTAAAAGAATTAGAGGATTTTATTAATAAAAACTTGTTACCAGAAAACGTAGCAGATTTTAAAAGTTTTGCTGTAAAAAAGAAAATGAAAATGAAAAATAAAAAATAATCCACTCACTGAGTGGATTTTTTTATCACTATTGCAAATGTGATAAATATTTGTTATCATGTAATTGGGATACTAGGTCAAATTTCGTTTGGTGGCGTATACACTCCTAGCCCACACACTTTCGCTACCCAAGCGTAAAAAGGGAAAGGGGAAAATTATGGCAGAAAACACAGTTTTAGACGAAGATATTTTTTCATTTGATGAAGACGATGCAAATGATTTTGAATTTGAAGATACAGATGAAGAAATAGAAGAAGAAGTAGAAGAAATAGAAGAAGACGGTTACGAAGAATTAGAAGAAGACGCAGAAATAGAAGAAGACGAAGTAGAAGAAGATTACGAAGAACCACCTAGCAAGAAAAAGCAAACTCCAGAAGAAAACGCAAAGTTTGCTGAAATGCGTAGGCAAAGCATTATAGACCAGCGTGTAAAAGATGAATTGGCAAACTCTGTTGAATATAAGACCACTCAGTTATTGGCACAAATGTATGGAGTTTCTCCAGATCAGTTGTATCAAAAAATAGAGGAAGCTCGTGTAGCAAAACAAGCTGAAGAACAAGGCATACCGATTGAAGTTGCGAAAAGCCTTGAACAATATAAAAATGAGTTGGGTACATACCAACAAAAGCTACAACAATTAGAATTTGAATCATGGTCTTCCAGAGTTGATACTCAAGCAAACGAAATTAAAAAACAATTTCCTATGCTAACAGACGATGACTTGTATGATTCAAAAGTATATTTGCTTCAAACTATTCGCAATCCAAATATGCCATTGGAACAAGCTGTATTTGCATTACACGGTGCTAAAATTACGAATGCCTACAGAAGTAATGTTCGTAATGAAGTCCTCGCTGAAGTGTCGGGTCGCAAAAAGGGAGCGTTACCCCCACAAACTAGGAAAGCAAGCACCGCCCAATCCCTTTCGCAAGATGAGGTATTAGCGGCTAAGGCTTTAGGTGTATCTATAGATGATTACCTTAAATTCAAAGATTAAGAGGAGGTTTTACACATGGGATTCTACTATCGTAGACCAGTCGTGGGTGATGCTGTACAGCCTGTAAAAGATTACCCCATTGCCAGCGGAACTACAATTGTTCCCGGTGACATTGTCCGTTTGGATAGCAACGGTGAAATTGTAAAAGCGGCTACAGGAAGCACTACAGTTCTTGGAGTTGCAGAAGGAACAGGTTTTGTTAACGGTAAGGCAAAAGTACGTGTTACAGGTGATGCAGTTTATCAAGCTGATTTTGTTGGTGCAGGTGCATTGACTGTTGGTGTTGCATACGGTATTGACGGTTCTGGTAATCTTGATACTGCTGACACATCCGTTACAATTGCAAGAATCATAGAAGTTGTTGATGGCAAGCCTTACGTAGTCATCATCAGCAGACAAATGTTATAAGGGGGGAACGTAGATGACAGTTTCAACAGCACAAGTAAACTATGGTAAATTACTCGAGCCGGGCTTACGTAAGATTATTTTCGAAACTTACAATGAAAAGCCAGAGCAGTACAGCCGTGTGTTCAATGTAATTTCTTCGCAGAAAGCCATTGAAACAGATGCTCGTATGGGCGGTTTCTCGATGTTCAACGAGAAAGCTACGCTTGATACTACTGAATACGAAGACATGACAAAACTTGATACTGTTCAGTACAAGCATGTTACTTACTCCAAGGGATTCCTTGTTGAAAAGGAGCTTGTTGATGATGAGCAGTATGGTCAAATTAAGAAGGCGGCTCAAGCGTTGGCTCGTGCGGCTCGTTCCACAGTTGAAGTTAAGGCGGCTTCTGTACTAAACAGTGCGTTTACTACTTCGACTAGTAACTGGAACGGCGAAGCATTGATTGCAACTAACCACGCATTGCTTGGTGGCGGAACTTCTTCCAACAGCCTTGGAACAGTTGCACTTACTGAACCAAACCTTGAACTCGGATTTAAGCTAGCTCGTGAGCAAGTTGATGAGCGTGGATTGAAAATTCAAATGAATCCAAACTTGCTAATTGTTCCTCCGGGACTTGAGTTTACTGCTGAAAAGATTGCAAAATCCGTTCAGTTGCCCGGTTCGCAAGAAAATGATATCAACCCATTGCGTGGTCGTTTCCAAGTTATCGTTATGGATTACTTGACTGACGTTAACGCATGGTTCTTGGCTGACACTGCTATGATGCCTTTGAACTTCTTCTGGCGTGAGAAGATGTCCTTCAAGTCCGAAAACGACTTTGACACAGACGTAGCGAAGTACAAAGCTCGTATGCGTTTCAGTTATGGTTGGACTGACTGGAGAGGTATTATCGGTTCGAACCCAGCTAATCCTTAATCTATAATTAAATGACCTTTGGGGGATGTGCTTTCGAGCCTCCCCCTAAGTTACTATAAGGAGGTTTTATCAGTGCCACAATATAAAGAACTTGGTGTTAAAGAAGTTTTAGGTGGGGAAACAGCAGTTGTAGTTACTCCAAACAACAGTACTGATTTAGCTACATTTCCTACCCGAGGAATTTATGTAGGTGTGTCTGGAAATATAAAAGTTGATATGGCTGGAACAGGAACTGCTATTATACTTAAAAATTTAGCGGCAGGCGTTGTTCATCCTCTAGCTGTAAAACGGGTTTATTCGACCGATACTACAGCAACTGATATCGTGGCGGTGTACTAATGGTTGGGTTAGGGCTTGGTTTAGGTACAGGCTTGCAAAATTACGTACCTTTTACACCTACAAATTTACCAGACTTAAAACTATGGCTACCTGCCGACCGTATCGGGGTGCAGGGCTACTCACTAGACTTTGACGGGACAGATGACTTTGTTCAGGCAGACAACGAAATCACAGCCTACCCGTTCACGTTAGAGTGTTGGGTGAGGCTTGATGTTGTGAGTGGAGTGATACAAAGTTTTGTTTATTTAACTAAAACAGGCTCAAGTAGTGTTTATTTTGGGTTTGGAATAAACACAAGTTCAAAAATTATTTTACATGCTCGAAACACAACAAACTATGTAACTCAAGGTTCGACAAATATTAGCGCAAACACATGGTATCACGTCGCAGGAGTTTTTGAATCAGACACAAGCCGAAAGTTATATTTGAACGGTAATTTAGAAATCACTCAAACCGATAATGTTGTTTATTCTTCCACAGACATTAAAGTTAGTATGGGTTTATATCGGGACACTAGTGCGGGTAATTACCTCAACGGCAAACTCTCAGACGTCCGCATTTGGAACACAGTCCGCACAGCACAACAAATCGCAGACAACTATAATAAACGCCTCATCGGCAACGAATCGGGCTTAGTAGGCTATTGGAAACTAGACAAGGGTAGCGGCACAACCGTTGCAGACTCCACCACCAACGCCAACGCAGGGACAATCACGGGTGCGGTGTGGGACAACAGCGAACCCTTTACGGAGCCGATAGATGACGGCACAGCGGTGCGACTATGGAGTGACCAAAGCGGCAACGGCTACGATGCGACACAGTCCACCACAGCGGCGAGACCGACTTATATCGCGAGTGGGCTGAATGGGCTACCCGTGGTGCGGTTTGACGGGACGGATGACCATTTAGGATTAAGTGGCGGAGCATTGGGTTTATTAAAAAATGTAGCAGGAGCAACAATTTTTGTAGCGGTCAAATATTCAGCAACCGCAGTAAATGCTCCATCCTTTTTTGCATCAAGAAATAGTACGTCAACTAGTGTAAGAATTTTAATACGTACGTCAACAGCTCCAAAATACAATATGCAAGCGACAAGATTAGACGCAGACACCGCGATAAATATGAATTCAGTTCAAGCGACTAACACCAATAGTGTTGTCATCCAGACAGCAAAAGCAGATTATCAAAATCAAACTTTAGAGCAGTTTATCAACGGGACACTTGACGGGTCAACTACTTTCGCGACATCAGGTAATACAGAAAACGCGGATTCATTAGCAATTTTCTTGGGCAGAGTTTCAACAACTTATTTAACAGGTGACATAGCCGAAATCATCGTCTACAACCGAGCCTTAAACACATCCGAGCTAAGCCAAGTCCACAAGTATCTTTCAATGAAATGGGGTATCACTCTTGCATAAAATTATAGTTATTACAAAATCACAAAAATCGAGTGCAAATGCGTTTTGTAATTCAATCGGAGCTGAGGGTGAAACTTTCACAAATGGATTGTATACAAATGGCGTATTGACACATTATTGGGCAGGATGGCTGATAACAGATGATCAATGGGAACTATTAAAAGAACGCAATTATCAATTCTTTGATTCACCTGATGAAGCACTGTCTGTAACAAAACTTGAAAAACCACAGGAGATGGTAGAATGAATCCAGTTACTAGAGAAGACGCATTTTTAGAATTTCAAATTAATAAACTGATTCAAGAAATCCGAGAAATCAAAACTATGATTGAACCTAAACCTGTCGTAGAAAAGCCTGTTTCGATAAGGGGGAGAAAGAAACGTGATACTCTCTGAGATGATTACTCTTACAAATTCCTATATAGATGACGTAGCACCTAACGATGAACTTATTCGTTGGTTAAATATGGGCAAAGACCGTATGGCAATTGAAGTTAAATCTATTTTTCCTGACCTGCCTACGGTTGCACAAGACCAGACATTGACTGCTACATTTGTATTTCCTGCTAAATATCATGAAGTTCCTTGTTTATATGCCGCGGCTATGTATCGTGGTCAGGAATCTTCATTGAATGAAAAAGGAAGTTTTATGCAACAATTCGAGCTTGGAGTGCGTAATTTTTCGGAAAACTACAACCCTCCAATGCAGTATCGTGACGAACATAATATCATTCAGTATACTGCAACCGCAGGACAGACTGATTTTACTATTGCAAATGATATGTTTACTCCATTCTACGGTGATGTACGATTCTACGTTAACAGTGTTCCAAATGATTACTTTGTCGTTCAAAGTAAAATTTTGTTTAAATATGTTGGCGTTACCCCTCTAGTTAATGGTGACAAAGTAACTCTTGTATTTGAACAAAACGCTAATTTTATAGAACCACCTTATCATTGGATGAGGAGTTGGTAACTTGTGGTAAGAGCTAATTTTGCACCAGACCCGTCTGTACAACGCTTTGAAGCCTATATGAATTTCATAGGCGGATTAAACATAGAAACATCTAACGAAACACTTAGAGAAAATGAGTTTACAGTGTTCGATAATTTAGACTTGTCTACTCGTGGTTCTGCAAAGCGTAGAACAGGTCGTGTTAATACGTTAGGTTTTGAGTTTGGAAGTAATGATATTGGTCAAGGTATGTTCTTTTTTTATCGAGCAGACCAAACAACACCTGACAGAATCTTAGCTATCAACGGTAAATTATACCGTATGCCACCAACACCATGGTCGGTAAATAGTGAAACTCCAACAGGTACAATTGATGGTACAAATAAAACGTTTAATTTAGCTAACGGATTTATTCAAAAAGCCATTACATATCCTGTTGCAGACAATCAAACACTTGTTGCTAACGATTTAGTTATTTTAAATGGTCAAAATAAAATTGAAAAGTATGTATCAACTGGCACAATCATGGGTTATGTTAAGTCTTTTGATACAATTAAAAGAACAGCAGAAATCTTTGAGTTTGTAGCTACTGTAAATGGTACGATAACAAGTGCATTTACGTTGAATTTTAGAACAGGCGTAATCACATTTACTACTGCACCTACAACAAGTGTTAGTATTAAATATAAGTATCAGCTTAAATTGTTTACTGTTGAAAATTTAACCAGCAACACTTTTCAAACAGCAAAAGCCATTGAAGCTGTGCAGTTTGGCGATGATTTGTATATTGCGACAGGCACAGAATTTTGTATGATTGGGTATAGTGATGACCCTGCATGGGTGGCATCTACAGCATACAAAATCGGCGATCGAGTTATTGTAACATCAACAGGTCGATTGTATGTTTGTACCATTGCAGGTACGTCAGGAACAACTGCACCATCGCACACTTCAGGTGAAGCTACAAACGGAACTGCAACGTTTTCATATATTGGTGTTGTATCGGAAAAAACATTCGCAAAAGTTGTTGACCCCTATAAACCTAGCATTCTTGAAGTTCTTAACATTGGTACAAATGGTTTAGCGTCTAATCCTGATACTTGGATACAAAATACAACAGACGAGTTAACTGCGGCGGCATTAACAATAAAAACAGTTACACCATCGACTTTTACTCCCGTTGTTAACCAACCTATTACATTTACAGTTTATTATACAAAAACGTCAGGGATTACAACTGTTCAAGGTCAATGGGAGTATAAACGTTCGGATGAAACAACATGGGCAACAGTTAAAGCATTTACTGATTTTCCAACAGGTAAAACGCATGATTTTGTATTTCCTAGCGGAACTAAGTACGACATCCGTGTATCAATTCGAGATAAAAACAATACATCTAATCTAGTCGTATTTTACTTAGATGAATACAATGTAAACTTATATAATCCTTCTGGCGATGGAGTTCCTCGTGTTTCTGGAATTGATACATGTACAAAAATTAGGTTGCATTGGGACAGACTGATTCTTTCAGGCGATAGTACAGACCCATACCAAGTTTATATTTCAGACTTGAGTGCACCAAACTATTTTCCTGTAACAAACACAATTAACTTCGACATTGGAAAGAAAGAAGCAATTGTTTCCATCGTTCGTTATAAAAGCGACTTGATTATATTTACTAAATCAACAGTGCAAGGCTTGTACGGTAAAAGTCCCGAAGATTACACTAGGCGAATTATACACGACAACATTGGTTGTATCGCACCATTGTCGGCTAAAGTAATTCGAGATGACATATTTTTCTTGTCTGACCAAGGCTTGTACCGATTGTATCCAACCCCTCTAGCTTTTGAGAATTTACGATTAACTAGAGTTGACACACAGATTCGTTCTGCGATTCCGTATGACGAAAAATCAAGTGCGATGGTGTATGACAATCAGTACTGGATTTGTTTCCCTAGCCAATCCTTAATTTATCGTTATTACTACGACATCGGTTCATGGACAAGGGATAAATCAAACTATCTAAATATCATAGAATTTGAACAATATGCGGAAGATATTTACAATTTTACAGAAAAAGGGAACTTGTGGTTACACGACACTTCAGTGTATTATGATATTAATAGTGCAACTCCTTACGAAATGATTGTAAATACCAAATTTCTTGATTTATCGGCACAATTTAACTATAAAAAGATTCGCAGAATGTATGTGCTTGGTAGACATTTTAATGGTGTAAACAACAACATGGAAGTAAGAGTATACGCCGACTCAGCACTAGTTCTCACACCAGATTCAGGGTATGCTAGTGTTGACCCTATAACAAACACTGTCATTTGGAACACAACAACACAGCCAAATATGTACTTCTACACAGGTACGGATTTTGGTTCATGGTTGATTGGGCAGTCAGCATGGGGAGATGTACAATTGTCAGTGCAACGAGCAGATGTCAGAGGGAAATCAAGACGTGTGAAAGTTAGTTTCTTACATGATCTTAACGCACCATTTGAACTTTATGGATTCGGTTTAGAGTTTAAGATTAAGAGAGTTTAGAAAGGAGTGGTAGTATGGCACAAGTTAATCCGGGGTCACTAACAGATTGGCAAAATGGTCAAACAATTACAGCAGAAGCGTACAAACAAGAACGTGAAATTATTTATACTGCAATTAATGCTTTTGTTTCAACTACTAATGGCTCTAGCGGTGCTGACCAAGTAGGTGCAACACAACTTATTGCAGGTAGTGGAACAACAGTACAAGCTATTTTAGAATATTTGTATACTCAACTATTAAATACAACTGTTGGTCAAATCCCTGATGGGTCACTGACTGACGTGAAACTCAGTAATGCCGCTAGTGATTTAAAACAAACTGCTTTACTTAAAGCAGGGGGCACAATGACTGGTTTATTGACATTGAGTGGAGCACCTTCTTCAGCAAATCATGCGACAACAAAAACTTATGTCGATACGGCGGTTGCTGGCGTTGATTTATCTTCACGCGTAGCGAAAGCTGGCGACACGATGACAGGAGCTTTGACGATGCCAGCAGGAACGGCGGCGGAACCAGCGATTCGAGA